GACGGAGGCGAGGTCACAGTATGTTGTAGGACTAACAGGCGAGGTTCGGGCCGATTTCGGCTCGAATGAACGTCTACTGGAGTTACTGGGCCTTGAAGGCCGGAATATTCCTTTAGCTGTTTGGGAAGCTACTCCTTGGAGTTGGCTTGTGGATTATGGCACTAACGTGCAACAAATCTTACAGGCGGGGGCCACTATAACTTCGCGTGTCAAATGGATTGTATTGACCGAGGTAACTCGGACGGTTCAACACATTTCGTCAACTGCGGAGGTCTCTTATGACAAGGTGAACTATAAGCTCCTTAACGCCCAATCCAGAGCCCCTAACAGGGCCGAGGACCGTGGCGTACGTTCTATCCGTACAACCTTGAATCGAACGCTCCCCGATACGCTCGGAGTTCCGCCGCTTTACTTCAAGTCGCCGATTGGCGATGTGAAGAAGATGGCAAACCTTCTTGCGATAGCGGTTACACGTTCCAAGGATCGCACCACCTGGCTTTCTTAAAGAAGCCTTAACCAATCTGAAAGGGCCCATTATGGCCTTCGTCCCCTCAACCCCTATCACGGGGTCTGCCCAAACCGGACTGACAACTCCCACCTACGCTATCGTTGCCGATTCGGCACCCGACAGCAATGGCAAGCAGTTCTATGTCTCGGGTATTGGAGGCACCCAACCGGGTGTGCTTGCACACTCAGTTGCTGCTCCTTTCACCGTTTCGATGTTCAAACCGAAGGTCTTGAAAACCCTTCAGCCTGTGAACCCGGTGACTGGCGTATTGCGTAATGTGCCGATGAACTCGTACAAGGTAATCACTCGAAAGGGTGTGTTGCCTCTCGCGGGCCAGTCGTACAAGACGGGTCACATCACGTCGGAGATCTCCTGCCCTGCAGGTGCTGATCTGGCGGATGCAATCTCGTTGCGTGCCATGCTGTCATGCCACATCGGGCTGCTTACGCAGCTTTCGAATGAGCTTGGCAACTCGGTTGCTACGGGCACTATCTAGTGCCCTAGCTGAGCGACGCCAGCTTGAAGTAACGATACTTCAGGCGAGGCGGCACTCATCGCGACGAATTAACTCGAGTACACAATGCGTAATTACGATAGTCTATTCAGTGATCTCCTTTCTGATCTCAATCTTGAGACCATGGTTGATAGCAACGGCCACAACAGTGACCGCAGCGTTGACGATGTATCTAGATTCTCACTGGCTAATAGCTTCTATAAGAAGCTATGTCCTGACGGAAACAGCAAAAGAGCCGACGAAGCTGCCCTGATTAAATTCAAGGGCATCAACGCTAGCTTGCCTGTTGGACCGTTTGACTTTGCGCCAGCGAATGAGGCTGAGAGCTGTTTCTGGGACTACTTCAGGAATGAAGTAGCCTCAGTCACAGATCAACGCCCGTTTGGTCAGAGCTTCGATCTGGATTTTATCCGGGAAAACATGGCTGTAGGGCCTGGCGCCGCCCAAAAGGCGGATGCCACAAGTATGGTAACAAAGCTCCTTCTGGGGCCTATATCATACACCCACTTCGGTCTTGTAGACCTATATCGAGCCGCCTTGTCGGGATCCGGGATTTGGGCTGAGGCAGAGATGCTTCGGTTTGAATCCTTTGGGTTTAGTAAGGTGGAAGGTGGAAAACTTTTCTTTGCGCCAAAGAACAGTGAGATTTCGCGCACATGCTGCACCGAGCCTCTTTTGAATATGTTAATTCAGAAAGCTATAGGTGCGTTCCTTGAGCAAGGCCTGGAACGTGACTTCGGTATTAACCTTAGCACTCAACCAGACCTCAATAGGGAACTAGCGCGTGTTGGCAGCAGTGATGGCGAAGGGTTAAACCCCTTCTGCACCATCGACCTAGTCAGCGCAAGCGACTGCATGGCTCTTTCTCTCATC